GCTGGTTACGGCGAATCCTCGGCAACCGGCCCTTGCGGCGCTCCTTCGGCAACCGGATATTACGGCGCATCGTCGGCTGATCACAAAGATGCCGTAGCCGTTGCGTGGGGTTACCGCGGCAGAGCTAAAGGCGTTTTAGGTTCACACCTTGTATTGGCGGATTGGGAAGGAAACGACGACTGGTATTGGAAGCCGGAATATTGGGAACTCAAAGGCGCGAAAATGGTACAGGTTGACGGTAAGAACATTAAACCTGATACATGGTACACAATGAAGAATGGCGAAATTGTGGAATAGATTGAAGAATAATAGAAAGGAGATAGAGCGATGATAATTACAGATTTTAACCAGATGTCAATCAGTGACTTAACCGTTATTAATAATGTAATCGGACTAAGTTTTGTGATTGAGGACGGAAAGATTACCAAGGCAGTAAACGATAAGGCTTGCAACAATTAAATCACAAGCCTTATCAAATCAAATAAGAAAGGGTCGGTAAAACCCATTTCTTATGATAGCACACAGAAAGGAGAATTGCAAGTGCGAAATCGTATAGAAAACATACTTAGGAAAATGGGAATACCGGAAGAAATGCCGGGGTTCAAAATTTTAGCAAACGAAATAGAAGAAGTCGTTTACTACAAAGGAGTTATAGGCATAAATGAGGTTGCTCAAAGAGTAGCCGGAATGTCAGAGATAAAGACAGATACTCTTGCGAAACGTGTCAGAGAAGCGCTCAAGTGCGTCAACGATGAAAGCGCCGCATTTAAACGATATGTGGGGTTTCATCCCATTACAAACGTCACTTTTGTACAGAATGTGGCGATTAGCATACTTAAGGAGGACGGCGAATGGGGAATGTAGCAAAGGTAAGCGGAACCGTGATTGCCGAGCCGGAATATTCGCATACTACAGTAGGCGAGAAATTCTATAAGGTGCTTATCGAGGTTGCCCGAATGAGTGGGGCATATGATGAAGTCCCTTGCATTGTGCCGGAGATATTCGCGCAGAAGATACGCAAAGGACAGAGAGTTCATTTTGACGGAGAAGTCAGAACCTACTACAGCAAAGACAGACACCTTGAAGTTTATATATTTGCTCAAAAGGTCTATGAAGAGCCTGATATGGGCGATTATAACCACGTCGAGTTTGACGGACTGATTAAGTACCCACAAGAACCGAGGAGGACGGCATTAACAAATAGAACAATCGTTGCCGTCACGATTGTGAACCGTGACGGCAACGATGCCGTGAATTACATTCCGGCGATTGCCTGGGGGCGTAACGCGTATCGTATAGCGAATTTTGGAGCGGAACAGAAGATAAGGATAACCGGCAGATTTCAGAGCCGGATATATGAGAAAGACGAAACCGAACATACCGTATATGAAATATCGGTATCGGGAATATATATGTTATAGGAAGGAGAAACATAATGGCAAAATCAGAAAAAACCGTCCTTGTATCGGACGAAAATCACGTTATCCTCGATAAATGGTACTACGAGGAACTCATAAACATATCTGCGAGGGTTGACGTACTTGTAACTCTTATAGACAGGAATAAGTACATAACCATACCGGAGTTATTGGCAATTCTTGACAACGCGAAAGGAAATCGCCTTTTGTGGGAAATGGATCAGAAAGCAGCGGCAGAGAAAGGAGATACAGAAGAATGCGAGAAATGATTATAAAAAGTCTTACGGTAGTCAATTTTATGGCTTATGCGGAAAAGATATTTACATTCGGCAAGGTAACATCACTGTCCGGTATGAACGGTGTAGGTAAATCGACAGTTGTAACCGCTTATAATTGGCTGTTCTTTAATTGCGATTACGAACTGAAAGACAATCCACCGATAAGGCGTGAGGTTGACGGCGTGAGCATTGATGACATTGATACATCCGTTTCTGCCGTAATCGAGATTGACGACAAAGAAGTGGTCGTACGCAAGGTCCAAAAAAGAAAATACAGTAAGGACGGTACATCCTATAAGGATGATAATGTCTACTATATAAACGAGGTTGCCAAAACACTTACCGCGTATAACGAATACTTCGACATTGATATGAATGTATTCAAGATATGCAGTAACGTAAACGCGTTTTTGTCGAAAAAGCCGGCAGAAATGAGAGAATACCTCTTTACACTTGCTGAAAGCAAGACGGATTACGACATTGCATCGGCACACGAAGAGTTGGCAGAGTTACTTCCGTTACTCGGCAAGTACACGCGAGACGAAGTTATCGCCTTGAACAAGAAAGCAGTATCGGACATCAAAGCGGAACTTCCGGTCCTTAAAGGTCAGATTTCGGAGAAAGAGCGCGATATTCAGACCAAAAACGCCACGGATAAGGGCGAATTGCTGACAAAACAGAAAGAAATCGAGGACAGATTAAAGGCTGTCGCAGATGCAAAAGCCGAGAATGACAAGCTGTCATCCGAATACCAGACCTTATCAGACGGCATCCTTGAATTGAAATTCAAGCAGAATGAGATAGAGAGAACCGCGAATGAGGAACTTGCCGGCAAACGTGATACGGCTCGGCAGTCAATCAACGATGCAAGGGCGAAGTTATCGAACATTCAGAATGAATGTATTTCAATTCAGAGAACGATTGAAAGCCTTACAGAAGATATTGAGCGCAAGAAACGCATCCGCAATATGAAAGCGGAAGAATGGCAGCAGGCGAATGACCGTAAATTTGACGAAAACAGCCTTGTTTGTCCTTATTGCAAACGTGAGTATGACGAGAACAAAAAAGAGGAAATGCGAGCCGATTTTGCCGCGCACAAAGCAGAAGAATTAAAGAGGATAACGGATGCCGGAATGGCAATCAAAGCCGACATCGAAAGCATAACAGCCGAGATTGAAGAATATAAGGGCAAGATTGAAGAGAAGTCAATAACTGCCAACAACCTTAATGACGAAATCGCAAGTCTCACGGAAAACCTTAACGCAATACCGGATAAGGCTGATGTTAGCGATAACGACACATACAAGGCATTGCAGGCAGAGATTGAGAAGAAAGAGACACTTCTTAAGGCATCGAGTTCAATGGCTGATGTAAGGGCAAATCTTAAGGCAGAGGAAACTACACTTAATAGTCAGTTGATAGGCATTAAGAGCGAGATAGCCAAACTTGATACGGTTGCCGATGCTGAAAGACTTGCGGAACTTGAAAGACAGTATACGGTCAAAGAACAGACGCAGACAAACGCCGAGAAGATACTCAAGCTTATCAAGGAACTTGACAAATGCAAGAATGAAGAATTGTCAGACGAAATCAACAGCCATTTCGGCATTGTCAAGTGGAAACTTTGGGAACTTAGCAAAGGTGGAGAATACAAGAATGTATGCGTACCTATGGTAGACGGCAAGTCGATACTTTCAACTATGAGCAACAAGGGCAACCGCATTATTGGCAGAATTGACATATGCCGCTCATTGCAGAATATCAACGGTTTTATCTGCCCGATATGGCTTGATGATGCAGAAAGCCTTGACGTAGGCAACCGCCGTAAATTGGCGGAAACGGTAGGCAGACAGCTTATATTACTGATTGTAAACGACAGCGAAAAATTAACAATAGAAAGTGAGGATTAATTATGGCAGAAAACACAGCGGTTGTAGAAAAGAAAGAAGCTGAAAGCAGAGAACTTGTAGCAAAGGACTTTACAGAGGGAATGGTAGTTAAAATCAAGCAGAAAGAGAAATTCGGCTTGACATTCCCGAAAGATTATAACTACACAAATGAGTTTATGTCGGCAATGTTGATTTTGCAGGACACCGTAGACGCGAACAAGAAACCGGTATTACAGAGTTGCACCAGGGCAAGCATTGAAAACTCTCTTATCGAAATGGTAACAAACGGTCTTTCAATGCAGAAAAAGCAGTGCTATCCGGTTGCTTACGGTGGAAAGTTACAGTGTCAGAAATCAGTGTACGGCAATACTTGTATAGCAAGGAGATTTGGACTTAAGAGTATCAATGCGGCGGTCATCTATAAAGGAGATGTATTCGAGTACCACAAAGAGGACGCCAAGACAATTATCGACCGTCACGAACAGAACTTTGAAAATATCGACAATGATAAGATTATAGGTGCTTATGCCGTAGCGGTTATGGATGACGGCGAGAAACTGTCAGAAGTGATGACTATTTCACAGATTAAGCAGGCGTGGAAACAAGGCTTTGGCTACAAAGAGAATGGCAATGGTACACATCAGAAGTTCGCTGACCAGATGGCAATGAAAACCGTTAAGAACCGACTTCTTAAGTACATTAATAATACTCACAGTGGCAACGAGAGCGATTATGAGGAAATCAGCCACGAAGAAATGCTTGAGCAGGATGTAGCCTACGACATTGAGCAGAATGCCAACAGTGTTGATTTTGACGAAAATAACATTATAGACGGCACAGCGACAGAAGTAACCGAAGAACAGAGCAATGTAGCACCGTTTGTAGGAGAATAGGAGTAATTATGACAGTTTATGAATTGATACAGGAATTAAGCAATTACAATGCGGATACGGAAGTCAGATTTAACTTTGCGGGCGAATTTGATACTTATGTCGAAGCAGAATTTGACCGAGATAGCGAGAATGATATTCAGGAAGTGACGGTTACGGCAGAATTTGACGATTATGTGGAATTTGAAGATATTAACAATTACGAGCCAGAGTATACAAGAAGTATTCAGAAAGCCCCATACATTGTTATTAATTTATCTTATTAAGGAGATTGAGTATGAGAGTAATTTCACAGGACGGAATAACAGATATTCCTTATGAGAATTTCGCTTTTTCAATATTAAATAATGGTATGAAGTATGAAATTGCAGCAGTTAAAAATGTTGCAGAACTACCGGAAGTATTTATGCACAGTCTTATAGCAACTTATTCCACCGAGGAAAAGGCGATTAAGGCTATGAAGATGTTGAGAGAAGCATATATGGCAAAAGTGAAATTCTTCAATTCTTATGGCCATGGCTATGAAGTAGGATTGAACAAAGTATTTAAGTTTCCACAGGATAACGAAATCGAGGTGTGATTATGGCAGATTTGGTTAAATGGAGAATTGATAACATTTTTAAGGCAGACGCAAATAAATGTTATGCAGAAATGCTTGATTTGGAAAACATAACGCCACAGACAGTACTTGAAAGAGCGAAAGACGAAAAATCAGAACTTCATAAGTGCTTTGAATGGAATAACGATGTGGCGGCAGAAAAGTACAGGACCATACAGGCAGGAAATGTTATCAGAATGTTATACATAGAACCTAAGAGCGAAGATACACCGCCAGTAAGAGTATTGAGTAGGACATCTGATACAGTTTATCAGCCGACACGAACTTTTTTAACAAATACAACAGAATATGAAGATTTACTGAAAAGAGCATTGTCGGAATTAGAAAGTTTTAGAAAGAAATATGAAACACTTTCTGAATTAGAACAGGTATTTGAGCAGATTGATTTAATTACTGCTTAGATTATAAAACAAAATACCTAAGAATATAACAAAACAAGAAATGACACAATAAAACAACCTATTTTCAAGTGTTTAATAGGTGGGATAAACACCTATTATATAATAGCTTTTTACAAGATAATCATAAAATAGGACAAATAAAAACAGGACAATAAAGCATATGACAGGACATTTTATCTCACTTGTTAAGCACTTGATTATAGGCACACGCTGATAGCATTTTATAGGCGGTATGATACCGCCATAGGACACGATAGAACAGCGAAGAATAAGGTAGCACAGTACAATACACCATAGAACATCATATCGCTTGTAAAGTGCTATCAGTGATAACTTAAAACGAAAGGAATTATAAAATATGGCAAAAACAGAAGTAATAGAAATCAAACCATTAAATATTAAAACAGCGGAAATCACCATTGCCGGTGATGGAGACCTAATTCTCAATAAGATGAATGATGTAAATGCAAAGGATTTGATTGATAAACGCAAGGATAAGGCAAAGGACACAGCGAAGCCTAATCAGTGGGAAGCGATCATTACCTCAATACACTGGTACAACGGAAAGCCTACTGATTTTTCAGAAGAAGGACTTACACAGGCATTGAAAGAAAATGCACCTTGCATAACAGGATTTGGACTCAAAAAGTCGTTCGGACAGGCGGTTGTGCAGAATAAGATTGATACATATGCTACAAAGTTTAACGCAGGAGTAAACATTATTGCAAAGGGCGATTTAGTACCTATCAGATTTGTAGAACATCACATTGATGAGAAACTTATGTCTCCGAAGAAAGGTAGTCCGGTATTAGTACATCTTAACAGATTTAGTGGTTGGAGTGCTACATTTACAATTCAGTATCCAGAGAACGCTTTCTCTATTGAGCAGATTGTAAACATTATCAATCTTGCGGGATTTGGTAATGGTATTGGAAGTGGTAGAAGTAGTGGCTACGGAAGATACCATGTAGAGGGCATTAAGTAACTGACTGGGTTAACGAACACGGAAATATGAATATTAAATATTAAGGAGGTGAGGAAATGCTAATCAATCGAAAGACTGAAAATGTCAAATTTGTAAGCTATACAGGCAAGTATCCTTGTTTATGTAGCGGAGATTTAACCTTGGAAATTGACGGAGAAAATGTAATATTCGGGAGTATAATAAATAAACGCAAAGGCATATATACCTCATTTTGGTACTCTGGCGGATATATCAGTGCGGATTATGAAGCTTATACAGGAGAATGGCAAATAGATGTAAGTAAAATACCCGAAGAATATCGCAAGTATGCAAGTGAAATTGATGAGGTGTTTAATGCGAATGTTCCTTATGGTTGTTGCGGAGGTTGCATATGAAACTTAAATGTATCGCAAGCGGTTCTTCCGGTAATTGTTATACCTTAACCGCTAATGACGGCGAAACACTTATCCTTGATTGCGGAATATCCCTTATGAAGATTAAAGAGGGATTGAGTTGGAATATCAAAGATGTTGCAGGGTGTGTGGTAACACACGCCCACAACGACCACAGCAAGGCATTAAACGACCTTAAGGATATGCGAATACCGGTGTTCGCGCCGTACATAAGCCTTAAGCCTATGGCAATCGGCAGCGGTAAATTCCAGATAGCCGCTTTTGATTTAACGACGATAGACGGCAAGTGGACGCACACTAACGCAGACAGTACAGAATGTCCTTGCTACGGATTTATGATAATCCACCCGGAAATGGGGAAAATGCTTTATATAACCGATACGGAATTGATTAAGTGGCGGTTTAAAGACGTAAATCACATTCTTTTGGGCGTGAATTATGACAAGAGTTTAGTCGACAAGGATAACGACCCAAAGGCACAGCACGTTTTCCGAGGGCATATGAGCATTGACACGGCTTGCGATTTTGTCAAAGCAAATTATTCAGACAGTTTGCAAAACGTCATAATGTGCCATTTGTCGAGTGAAAATGCCGACAAGGACTTATTTATCGAGAAGATGAAAAAAGTCGCTTATAAGGCAAATGTGGACGTAGCAGAGCCAAACAAAGAATGGATTTTAAAGAAAGGAGGCGAATGTCCGTTTTGATAATCGAAAAAGAAAATATGACTGTTGAAGACACCGAAGATAACCTTATCGAAACCGAAGAGGGTATCACTTGTGGATGCGGAACCCCAAATTTACAAATGACTTGTCACATTGATGGAGTTGACTTTTACAGCTATCAGTACAAGTGCAAGTGCGGCAATTCTATTACGGTCGTCAGAAAAAGAGACAAGGAGGATGTGTGGTAATGGAGCCAAGGATAAAGCGGTTGATTAGTTATATAAAATCTAGGTTCAAAGACGGAATACAGATGTTCGACACACCGTCCCTTTCAGGCGATGAAAGAGGAAAGATTTACGACAAGGACGGAATAACCGTATTGTGGTCGTGGTATTACGAATACATAGAAATATATGGTATTTCTGATGAGGAATTTGCAATGGTTATGACAGAAACTAACGGATACGAATAAGCGGCGAAAGGAAGTGATAGCCTTGAATGATTACGAAACTGAAATATGTGCGAATTGCAAGTACAACACAAAAGATGATGAAAACTATTACTGCAACAACGAGGACAGCGATTGTTACGGATTACCAACTATGTATGATGACAGTTGCGAAGATTTTGAAGAAAAGGAGATTTAATTATGATTAAATCCGATAAAGGATGCGTGAGTATTGTAGGCAGTGGTTTTGATGTGCTTGCGGAATTTGGCACCCTTGCGGCAGCTTTGTATGAAATGTTGTGTGAGAAAGGAATGCCAAAAGACAAATCAGAAGAATTAGTTTTTGATGCGGTTACTGTCGGAATTCGCTTTCAGAAGGCATCGGGTAAAGAAGAAACCTTAACAATGGAAATGGCTGACGAGATAGTCAAAAAGATACTCAAAGGAGAAAAAGACGATGAATAAAGTTATTTTAATGGGTCGCTTAACACGCGACCCGGACGTAAGGTATTCGCAGACGGCGAATGGCAGTATGGCGATAGCAAGATACACACTTGCGGTTGACCGCAGATTTAAGAAAGACGGAGAAGCGAATGCAGACTTTATATCTTGCGTTGCGTTTGGCAAACTTGGCGAGTTTGCCGAGAAGTATTTGCACCAGGGAACAAAAATTGTCGTTGAGGGCAGAATACAGACCGGAAGTTACACCAACAAGGACGGCAACAAGGTTTACACGACTGACATCTACGTTGAGAATTGCGAATTTGCCGAAAGTAAGGCTACAGCAGAGCAGAACGGAGTAAACACGGCGCCGGCACAACCGAAGCCGAGTAATGTTGATGCAGACGGTTTTATGTCAATTCCGGATAACGTGGATGATGACGGTTTACCGTTTTAAGGAGAAACAATGAAAAAACATAGCAATTCTGATTTATTGCAAATGCAGTCATTACCGTTATGCGCCAAAGTTCAAATGACGGCTTATCGTGTCAAAGAATGGGTAGACGCATTCGGCGAAGATGGTGTGTATCTGTCGTTTAGTAGTGGCAAGGATAGTACAGTTTTAGGACACATAATCAGAGAGGTTTGCGGATATAAAAACATAATTTGTTGTATCTTCTGAAAAACAATGGCGTTACATACGCAGAAGCTATTGACTGGGTGAACGAACACGGAAATATGAACATTAAATATTGATTTAACGCGCGTCAGAAATGGCGCGCAGGAAAGGAGCAGAAATGGTAAAACACGATATTGACAGTTGGATTTTGGACGAAAAGACCCTTGCAGAATGTTATAAGGAAAAAGGGAACGCACAAGGGTACGAAAACAAAATGGAACTTGTTGGATTGCTTGAACAATTAAAGGAATATCAACAGTTAGAGGAACGGGGCAGACTTATCAAGTTACCTTGCAAGGTGGGGCATACAGTTTACAACACTACTTGGTGGGAGGATGTTTGGGAAACGGTAAAGGTAGCAGGGAAAACATACTATCGAACAGTTCATAAGCATAAAGTGACAAAGTCGCTTTTTGATTACTCTGATATAGGAGAATTCGGCAAAACAGTATTCCTCACAAAATCTGAAGCTGAAGCAAAATTGAAAGAACTTAAAAAAGGAGAATTATTATGAGAAGTGGAAAACATTTAACGAACGAAGAGGCAGAAGAATTAATGGAGTTGACAGCTGTGACGATAAAAAGCGCGCGAAATATAGCTGACAAGTACAGTCTCGACAGGAACATTATAACAAGGCACGTTGCTAATATGATTAAATTTTCCGTGGACGCAGATGAATTTGTTAAAAAGGTGTTCGCTGACAAGGAGAATAAGACCAACGCCGACAAGATAAGAAGTATCGGCAACATCTTTGACAATCCCGAACTGTCAGAAAGTGAGGGACAATATGAATTTACTTGAACATTATGTAACAAACATAACTCACGAAGAACCGGTCGAAAAGGACGGAATGTTGTTCTTTAAGGTTGTATGTGATGTTGATTGTTATGGCAATAAAGAAATTCAAACAGAAGTTTTACTCACAGAAGATGATTATGTAGAGGTCAAGAGTAAAGGTTACTATTTAGCTTGAAAGTGAGGAATAAAATGGAATACGGCTATATAAGAGTTTCTTCCAAAGAGCAGAATGAAGCAAGACAGCTCGACGCTCTCCACGAACGTGGCATAGAAGATTGTAACATCTTCACAGACAAGCAATCTGGAAAAGATTTTAACAGACCGAATTATAAAACCTTATACCGAAAGCTAAGAAAGGGAGATGTGCTGTACATAAAAAGTATCGACAGAATGGGAAGAAACTATGATGAAATAATTCAAGAATGGCGTAGAATTACGCGTTTCCGCGAAGCTGACATTGTCGTGTTGGATATGCCGTTACTTGATACAAGGCGTGGAAAAGACCTTATGGGTACATTTTTAAGCGATATTGTATTGCAGGTACTTTCTTTTGTGGCAGAAAACGAGCGCACTAATATAAGGCAAAGACAGGCAGAGGGCATTGCCGCGGCAAAAGCAAGGGGAGTGAAATTTGGCAGACCGCCATTACCAATTCCGGAAAACTTCTATCAGATGCATAAGGCCTGGAGAGCCGGAAAAATTACGATAGAAGAAGCTGCAAAGGCTTGCAATATGTGCCATAAAACATTTTACAGCAAAGCCGTTAAGTACGAAAGTGAGGAACGAATATGACGAGAAATGAAGCAATAGAAAATATTAAAAAGGCAGGTGAGAATTATTGATAAACCCAGATTGTCTAAGAGGAGTTGAATTTATAAACAAATTCATTCCTATGTTGCAAGAAATGATAGGACTAGGATTGACAAAAGACCAAGCGATTAAGGCCTTGGGCACTCAACAATATGTTCAAGATTTTATTGACACCCCGGATTGGTTTGTATCAGCACCTAAGTTGCCAAAAGGTTATAAATGGGCAGACGGAGCAAGGTATCACTTAAAACAGCAGAAGAATGGCAACGCAGAAACTTATGTGTTTTTGATAGTTGGCGATGATATTTATATAAAAGGGGCTTTCTCAATGGCTTCATTTTATGGACATAACGAAAAGGATGAACTTGTCTTATACAAATCCCCACCATCAATCCGGAACAAAATTTGTGTCATAAAAAAATGGAAAGGAATAAACGCTAACGAAGTTAATTACAAATTAGATATTTCTCCATTTTTTAGCTCAAGCATTTTAGATTTTTACAGCAAAAACGGTGGCGAAATTGGGCTGATTAATAAAATTGTAAAGGAAGTGAGAATGATATGAAGTGCTTAAATTGCGGCGAGGAGTTTGTACAGTTATCGGCAAACCAGAAATATTGTTCAGGATTATGCGGATGTAAGTATCGCAAAAAAAACAAAGGCAAGATATTAAATCCGTCAATAACATTTAATTGTAGACAATGTGGCAAAACAGTCGTTACCGAGGAAGATAAAAATGACATGCGAACTACTTTTTGTTGCGCGTCATGCGAAAAGAAGTTTTGGAGACATCCGCATTGGGAAAATACCTCTACAAGAATTAGTTTCAGAAGTGCTGCGGAATATGCAAGCTACGAAAGGCGTACAAATGCGTAAATTGTGTGACAAAAAATGTTATGACTGCACGCTTGAGGAGTGCTTGTTGAAACAGCCACCTTATGATTGGATGGCAACAGAGAGAACGCGCACGGAGAATTCAAAACAACAGCGTAAAGAATATCTAAAAAAGAAAAGAGAGATATGCATTGCATTCGGTGTATGTAGGGATTGCTTATCTAGGGATGCTGTAAAGGGAAATTATTGTTTGGAATGTTATATAAAGAACAAAAAAAGAAATGAAGCTAAAAGGAAAGACATCGCTAGATATGACAGAGCAAGCTACGGATTGTGTTACTTTTGTGGGAAGCCAGTTGAGCCAGGGCAAAAAACTTGCAAGGAACATCATGAGATAATGGCAGGCAACGTAAAGCGTACAGATTACAGCAATAATAAAAATCATATTTGGCGAAAGCAGAATAAACTTATTTACGCAAAGCGAGGTGGAAACATTGTATCAGAACATAGCGAAAGCCAAAGCGATTGAGAAAAAGAGTTATATAGGACAAAGATTTGGAAGGCTAACCGTAATATCCAGAGTAAGCGATTATGTATTTCCGAGTGGTGGAAAGACAATTCGTTATCTGTGCAAATGCGATTGTGGGAAAGAAAAAGAAGTGAATAAATGTCATTTAACTTCGGGCAAAATATTATCATGTGGTTGTTTGCATAGGGAAGAATTGGGAAATATGAGAAGAAAACACGGATATTCTCACAAAGAAAGGCTGTATAGCGTATGGCTCGATATGAAAGACAGGTGTTTAAATCCAAATAATAATCATTATAAAAGCTACGGCGGAAGAGGCGTAACAATTTGTAAAGAATGGCAGCGAGACTATCTCAATTTTCGCAATTGGTGCATTTCCCATGGATATAAAGAAGAAATAAGGGAAAGCGGTAGGAATAACCTTACACTTGATCGAATAGATGTAAATGGCAACTATGAACCAAACAACTGTCGATTTATTACTAATAAAGAAAATTGTCTAAATAAGAGAGATAATCTTTCTGATAGCGAACGCTATAAAATATGCCCTATTTGTGGCAAGAGCTTTACTGTTTCCAAAAGAAATCAGCAACAAACATGTAGCGCAAAATGCGGTCAAGAAATAAGAAAGATGAAATACGTTGTAGAAAGGAGAAAAGATGGAACAATTAAAAAAGTGCAAAAAGCCAAACTATAAACAGATTTTTGCTATGAAATCAGTAAGGGAAGAAAAAATTAAATCCGTTTGTCCGGGCATTCCGTATTCAAGCGGTATCTATGTGTTTTACCGAACAGATGAAGCAGGGATAAGGCGAGCATACTGTGGACAGGCAGTCTCGTTGTGCGAGAGATGTGCTTCTCACCTTGCAGAGTACGACCATATTGCATTAAGCCTTAAAAAGCATAGATTTTACAGCGAGAAAAATCCATATGGCTGGAAGTTGGCATTTAAGACTTGCCCTAAGAGTGAGTTAGATGAAAAAGAGGTTGCAACGATTAAGTCATTTGCGGATGATGGCTTTCAAATGTATAACGTGACCGCAGGTAGCCAATCAGCAGGAAAACTTGTAACAGGACAATATAAACAGCCCAAGACCTATTCACAGGGCATACAGCAAGGAAGAAAGAACCTTGCAAGGGAATTATCCTCTATCGCAGAAAAGCACCTTAAAATCGAAATTAGAGAGGATAAGGCTAATAACAAAGTGTCGCAGAGACAATATGAGAAGTTTATGGAATTACTGAAAGGAGGTGTATCAGAATGAATACAGCAGTTGTTATAACCGCGATAATTTGTGGAACAATAATTTGCATATCTACAATATCGGCAATTGCCGGTAGCGTGCAGAGAAAGAAAAACGAGAAAAAGCTTAGAGAAGTTCAGAAAGTTTTTGACGATTTCTTACAGAACATCAAAGAAGAAAGCGAGGAATAAGTATGTTTAAGGTTGCATTATCTCCGCTGACAAACCGCATTTATTGCGGCAAATCAGACGGCAAAAAGCCAAATACACTGATAGGCAAGGAAGATGTCACAAGTGACGCTTTACGCGCCGTTTTCGGTTGGCTTGTATCGTACTATGAACACGCAGAACCGGGCGAGGAACTTATTGTTGAAGTTCCCGATACCGATTATGAGATTGTTATAAGAAAGAAAACTAAATAAAAATCAAAGAAAGGAATAGGTTGTGCGCACATAAAACCGAGGTTTCCTTTTGGTAGATTTAGAATGTATAAAAAGAAGATTAAATGTGAAATATACCGTGACAGTATGCAGAACTACAAAAAATACGCAATACCGCCGGCACAGCTTATCATTGCTGACGTTCCGTACAATGTAGGCAATAACTTTTACGGGAGTAACCCTATGTGGTACAAGGGGGGGGATAATAAGAATGGTGAAAGCAAACTTGCCGGCAAAGCGGCGTTTAATTCCGATTTTAATTTCAATCTTTACGAGTATTTTCATTTTTGCTCAAAAATGCTTAAGAAAGAAGATACAAAGCCTTTACAGAGAGGCAGAAGTAGTAACAGCCCTTGTATGATTGTGTTTTGTTCTTTTGAACAGTTATCAACACTGATTGCGGTGGCAAAGAAGCACGAGTTTGTCAATTACATACCTTTGGTATTTGTAAAGAATTACAGCCCGCAGGTGCTTAAAGCGAATATGCGCGTTGTAGGCGCTACGGAATATGCGCTTGTGTTATACCGAGATAGGCTTCCAAAATTCAGAAACGGTTGTCAGACGGACGAGAATGGGAAGAACATCAGAGGTACAGGGCATATGGTGTTTAATTGGTTCACTTGGGATAAAGACGGTAAAGATGTTCCGAAGATACATCCGGCGCAGAAACCGGTAGCGGTTCTTAAAAAACTGATTGAGATTTTTACAGACGAGGGAGATGTGGTTATCGACCCTTGCTGTGGTAGTGGCAGTACATTAAGAGCCGCCGCAGAACTCGGCAGAAGCGCATACGGATTTGAAATTGACAGAAACTTTTATGAACGGGCTAAAAATGAAATGCTTGTATTTGATAAAGACAAACAAATGAGCATAAACGATTTTATAGACAGAGATTAGGAGGAAAAACAGTTGGGAATAATTATTGATTGTTTTGCCGGTGGTGGTGGCGCATCGGTTGGCATTGAAATGGCACTTGGCAGAAGTGTTGACATAGCGATTAATCACGACCCGGAAGCTATAAGAATGCACAAGGTAAACCACCCAAACACGTTACATCTTACAGAAGATATTTTTGAGGTTGACCTTGAACATTATGTCAACGGTCGAAAGGTTGATTTGATGTGGGCATCGCCAGATTGCACAAGCCATAGCAAAGCCAAGGGCGGACAGCCTAGAAACAGCGGTCTCCGCATCTTACCGTGGGCGGTATTCAAACACGCAAAGAAAATAACGCCGGACGTTATAATAATGGAAAATGTTGAAGAAATACAAGAATGGGGTCCTTTAGACGAAAGCGGCCACCCTATTAAAAGCAGAGCCGGAGAAGATTACAAAAAGTTTATCGGTGCTATGATTTCACTAGGATATGTCTTTGATTGTAGAGAATTGATTGCCGCCGATTATGGAGCACCAACGACACGAAAACGATGGTACGCAATCTTTCGGAAGGATGGGAAACCTATTTCTTGGCCGGTTCAGACACATAGTAAGGTCGGTGGGTGTCTCCCAAAATGGAAAGAGTGTGGCGATTACATAGATTGGTCAGACCTTGGAAAGTCGATATTCGGCAGGAAAAAACCGCTTGCAGAAGCCACGATGAACCGTATCGGCAATGGATTAAAGAAATATGTGTTTAATTCTGAAAAACCTTATTTTGTTGAAAGCAAGGATGCCTTTTCGTTTTTAATTCAATATCACGGAGAGCAGAAAGCCGGCGATGCAAGAGGGCAGTTGTTGACCGAGCCGATTAAAACAATAGACACAAGTAATAGATACGGATTGATAAGTGCTTTTGTAACGAAGTTTTATAAAACCGGAGTAGGCCAAAGCCTTAGCGAACCTCTTCACACTATTACGACATCTCCAGGGCACTTTGGCTTAGTATGTGCGTTTCTGATTAAGTATTACGGTGGAGGAACCGGACAGACGATTAATAGACCGCTTGATACAATCACAACCAAAGATAGGTTTGGGTTAGTATCTGTTTTTATTGATGGCGAACAGTACGTTATTAGCGATATTTTTCTTAGGATGCTCAAGCCGTCAGAATTAAAGATTATGCAGGGATTTCCGGAGGATTATATCATCGACCGTGATATTGATTGGAAACCTTATCCATTGAAAGAGCAGGTCGCAAGAATAGGCAATAGTGTTGTTCCAATTATGGCACAAGCCTTAGTCAAGGCTAATTGCTCATATCTGTCCGTGGGAGAACGCACTAAGAATATTATTATAGATACAAGCGAAAAGCAGCTTAGAATTGCTATATAGATAAAGAAAGGAATGTAGCTTGTGAGTGATGACACACAGACTACAAAGGATAGCAAGGCATACATAAGATTAAAGAATTTTAGGCATACGAACAGATTGAACGGTAAATGCGCCGAGTGCGGTAAACCGTCAGAAAAATACAGATGTGCTGAATGTTCAGCGAAGAAGAATGAAAGAAAACGATACAATAGAGAATATTACAAGAAACACGGCATCTGCCCGGTATGTAAACAAATTGGCATTGGGTCAGATGAAAATATGTGTCCGGAATGTTTGGCAAAGGAATATACCTATCAGATGAGTAAACGCAATGCAAGCGAAGAAAGTCGCGCTAAATACACCGAACAGCACCGCATATGGGCGCAGATGAAGTACGAAGAAGATAAGGCTAATGGAATTTGCACAAGATGTCGGAAACGCAAAGCAGACGGCGGATATACAACTTGTGGAGTGTGCCGGGCGAAAGATAAAGCCCGGAAACGTGCTAAAAGAGCCAACAAGGTGTCGAAACGCGAGTATCGGGAGAAGAACGGCTTATGTTTCTATTGCGATGAACCGCGAAAACCCGGTTACAAATTATGCGAACGACACTATCAAATGAATGTCGATAAAGCAAATTCCCAAAAAGCCAAGGATGCGTGCGAAGATTTAATTAAGAAGTATCCTATATTAATTAATAACAGGAGGACTTGAATAAATGGCTGACAAAAGAATGTTTTCGAGGAAACTAATCAGTTCTGATGCGTTTCGCGATATGCCATTAAGCACACAAGGGTTGTTCTTCCAACTTTGTATGGAAGCTGACGATGACGGTGTCGTGGATAACCCTAACACCGTTGCGAGAGCGTGTCAGGCATCCAAAGAAGATATGCAAATGTTAAAGGACAAGCGCTACGTTCTTACATTCAATAATTCAAATGTAATCGTGATTAAACATTGGAAGATGCACAACACGATACCGAAAGACCGGTATCACCCGAGTACATACTCCGAGGAATTATCTACTCTTACAGTCAAGGAAAACGGTTCATACACCGAGAAAAACCGCATTGTAATGGATTGTAAACAGATTGTAGCCGAACCCGATACAGATTGTAAACAAAGTGATACAGAACCGCAACCGAGATTAGATAAGATTAGAGAAGATAAGATTAGTAATAATATCCCTACGGCGGAGAGAGAGGACACTCCTATTCCGTACACGGAAATTATAGCATATCTTAACGAGAGAGCCGGCACAAAGTTTTTGCCGTCAACGGTATCAACTAAAAAGCTGATTAAATCACGATTTAATGAAAACCCAAACTATACGATTGATGACTTTAAAAAGGTCATTGATAACAAGGTGGCTGAATGGAAAGACACAGAGCGTCAAAAATACTTGCGTCCAGAAACACTGTTTGGTGCCAAGTTTGAAAGTTATTTGAATGAAAAGCCTACAAGTATCAAGCCGAGGGCAAAACCCTCTAATAACCGATTTAACCGCTTTAAGCAGCGGAATTATAATTTTGATGAGCTTGAAAAACAATTACTTTCCAAGGAGGACGATTAATGTCTAAGTTAAGACTGTATGATTTATTTGACGGCGCGGATTATGTCGGTGCATTTACTTCAAAAGAGATAACCGCGCGATTAGGAATAAATATGAACACGTTTTACAACTGTGCTCATTACGGCACTTTAATTCACGACCGATACGGGATAATGGTTGCCGAGGGAGGCAAGACAGCACCCGACCCGTTATTCAAAGAATGGGACAAAGTAAGAAAATGTATTTTAAAGGGCGTAAGGCCCTAGAAAGGAAGTGAAAAGAATGGCTTTTG